GAACATGCCTACAAGAGTTACGGCAAAGCCTTGCCTTGGAAATACTACCAGGTACGAGATTCAAGAACTGTGTTTAGCCTGTGGCCTGAACTGCCTATACCCCCTACTAGTCACCATGCACTAGAAGACTGCCGCAGACAAATTGGCATGTTGCAAGACACGCTTCGATATCTCAATGTAAAGGAAATCAAATGATCATTGGCATCTGTGGATTTATTGGTTCTGGCAAAGACACCATTGCCGATTACCTTGTAAATTTACATCACTTTCGTAGAGAATCATTTGCCGCAACACTAAAAGATGCTGTGGCACAAGTGTTTGGCTGGGACAGAACCATGCTGGAAGGCCGCACAAAACAAGCCCGTGAATGGCGCGAACAAGTTGATCCGTGGTGGGCAGAACGCCTGCACATGCCCACGCTAACACCACGCTGGATCTTGCAGTACTGGGGCACCGAAGTGTGCAGAGCCGGATTTCACGACGATATCTGGATTGCTAGTTTGGAAAACAAACTGCGCCACAGTCAAGATGACGTTGTGATCTCAGACTGCAGATTTCCCAACGAAATTCGAGCAATTAAAAATGCTGGTGGGCGTGTGATTAGGGTAACTCGCGGTGCAGAACCTGCCTGGTACGATGCGGCTGTGAGTGTGAATCGCGGGGCCAACGGCAACTCAACCTGGGCACTCTCCCAGCGCAGGTTAGAAAAATATGGAGTGCATGCCTCAGAAACTGCCTGGGTTGGCACTGAATTTGATCAGGTACTAGACAACAATGGTACCTTGGATGATCTATATCAACAGATCAAAAATCTGGTTCAAGATCACCCCGACGCCAAGTGACATCTCCGCGTTTGACATCTACACTACAATTCAGACACACAGTTCGCAAATTTCGTTGATTACTATTGGCTAGGTCACCGTCAATGTGAAACACAAACAATTGAGCCGGATACCTGGCTTTGAACCCGCATTTGTCACATGCGGGTTTTTTCTTATAACCATCTAACTGCCATCGTGGTACAGGCACCTTTTGTTTGCGGCCCCGACGTTGGCAAGCAGTACACATTGATCTGTAGTACACACGGTCATATTTGTGATAGGCCACAGCACGTGGTTGTGTGCCACAAACTTTACAAAACGGTCTCATCGAGTATTTAGTATACGGGTCTACATATAGGTTGTTCAAACTAGGTGTTTTTGACAGTTGTTAATAAATATTAGAACTTGAAAAGGAAACCATTATGGCTTTAACATCACCAGGCGTAGAAGTAACAGTAATTGACCAGAGTCAATACGTGCCCTCAGCCGTTAACACAGTACCTTACTTCGTGGTTGCCACAGCGCAAAACAAAGTATCCAGTGACGGAATCACTGTGGCAGCCGGTACTCTTGCCGCTAATGCAAACAAAACATATTTGATCACCAGCCAGCGCGATTTGGCAGCCACATTTGGTGTGCCATTCTTCTACAACACCACAACAGGTACTCCTATCAACGGTTACGAACTCAACGAATACGGCCTGCTTGCGGCGTATTCTGCACTGGGTGTTACAAATCGTGCTTATGTACAACGTGCCAATATTGATTTAACAGCACTCACAGCCAGTTTGACTCGTCCCACAGGAGCCGCAGCCAATGGTGCTTTCTGGCTTGATACCAGTGTGTCAACCTGGGGTATATTTGAATGGAACGCAGCCACTCAAGCATTTGAATTGGTAACACCAACATTGATCACTGACACCGCTGATCTAGTAGGCGGCACCGGTGATCCTATTGCCAACTATACTCCACTTACCACCTACGGCGCCATTGGTGATTATGCTGTGGTAGCAGTGGCCGAATACATCTTTATCTATTACAAAAACTACAACAACGTTTGGTGTCAGGTAGGTAGCAATACCTGGAAAGCATCCTACCCAGCAGTGGCAGGAACCAACGCAGTTACCACAACATTGACAGTTGGCGCCAACATGATCATCAACGGTGTCACAGTCACAGTGGGTGCCACAAACACAGTTGCTGGCCTGGCCACTGCTATCAACAGTGCCAGCATCACTGGTGTCACTGCTAGAGCAGTTTCAAATCAATTGTACATCTATGCCATCAGCACTGCTGGCAACGATGGTTCAACACTGAGCAATGATGGATTTGTTCAAATTCAAGCCGGTCCTAACTTGGGTACTCAATTGTTGGCTCAATTGGGCATTGTGGCCAGTCAGTATCCTGCCCCTGAATATCTTCCAAGTTACAGTTACGAACAACCCAAATGGATCAGCGGCGATAGTATTCCTGCACTAGACTCAAGACCTACAGGTTCTGTATGGCAAAATTTGAGCATAGCCAACAATGGACTGAGTCTATCAGTGAAAAAATACAGTGCCGCACTAGGTACCTGGATCACACAAGCCTGTCCAGCATACTTAAATGATACCAATGCGCTTTATTATCTTGACCCCACAGGTGGCGGCAAAAATATACCAGTAGGAACTACTTTTGTGGGGTATAATTCTTATAAATGGAGCACCACACCACTCAACACAGCGGCATTTACAATTTTTGAACGTTACGCACTTGGTGCCACGGTGATAACTGGTACTACCACTCCCACTGGCAATGCATTCACAGTAGGCAATACCTTTACTTTGCTTGGCACACAACCAGGTTCACTTACTACAATCAGTAACACAGTAACCATTGGCGGCACTGGCACTGTGTCAAACTTTATTTCGGCAGTTTCGGCTGCTAATGTTCCCTATGTCACAGCCAGTGTCAATTCAGCAGGAAATATTGTGTTCACTCACAGTGCCGGCGGAACAATAGCGTTGCAAGATATTAGTGGTACTCCAGTTACCACTGCAGGTTTTGCTGTGGGATCACCTGATCAAGTGACTCATTCTCAAAGTAATCCAAATAATCTGCGTTTGAGTAATTTTGTTACTGACCCATTGTATGCCTATACTCCAAGTTCCACGGCGCCTGGCCAAGATCCCGCAGACGGTCGCTTGTGGTATTACAGCGCAGTTGATGCAGCTGATATCATGATCCAAGACGATGGTGCTTGGTATGGCTACCAAAATGTTGCAAACGATGTTCGTGGCTATAACTTGACCAACTGCAACGCAACGGGACCAATCATCAGTGCCACAGCACCCACAACGCAGACTGACACAGCATTGAGCCCATTGGTTTATGGTGATTTGTGGATCGACACCAGCGACTTGGAAAACTATCCTAAACTGTATCGTTGGCAATCAGTCAGCGGTGTGGCACAATGGGTAGAGATTGATACCACAGATCAAACCACGCAGAATGGTATCTTGTTTGCTGATGCACGTTGGGCCACAAATGGCACAACTGATCCAGTGGCTGATCCATTGCCAAGCATTGTGGATCTATTGACCAGCAACTACCTGGATCCAGATGCTCCTAATCCAGCACTGTATCCACAAGGCACACTGTTGTTTAACACACGTCGTTCAGGCTACAACGTAAAGAGTTTCCAAATGGATTACTTTACAACCACTGCCACTGACTATGCAATTGATGCTTATTCATCAAGCACAGCCTACGCTGTGAATGACTTTGTGAGTTACAACAACGGCATTTATGTTTGTACAGTGGCCACCACAGCCGGAACTGCTCCAAGCAATACTGCATACTGGGACTTGATCAACCTCAACACCTGGCTCACAGCAAGTGGCAACAAAGACAATGGCTCAATGTGGTCAGGTCGTTTGGCACAACGTCAAATGGTTGTCAAGGCATTGAAGTCAGGTATTGATACCAGTGTAACAGCACGTGAAGAACAAACACAGTACAACATCGTTGCCACACCTGCTTACCCAGAGTTAACACCAAACATGATTGCACTCAGTAACGAACGCAACAACACCCTGTTTGTTGTGGGAGACACCCCCATGCGCCTGGGCCCTGATGGCAACAGCCTGGTGGCATTTGCCACCAACAACAATGGACTTGGACAACCCAATGGTGATGGCAACATTCTTACCAGCAACTATTGCGGTGTGTTCTATCCCAGTTGCCAAACCAGCGACCTTGGCGGCAACACAGTGGTTCAACCCCCAAGCCACATGATGGTACGCACAATCTTGCGCAGTGATGCCGCAAGTTATCCATGGTTGGCGCCAGCTGGCACACGTCGTGGTGTGGTCGACAATGCTATCTCAATTGGTTATATCAACGCCGCAACAGGCGAGTTCAATCAAATTGGCGTAAGTCAAAGTGTGCGTGATATCCTGTACGAGCGCAATATCAACCCAATCACGTTCATTCCAGGTATTGGTATTACCAACTTTGGTAACAAGACTACCACAGCAACAACCACAGCACTAGATCGTATCAACGTGGCTCGCTTGGTATGTTTCTTGCGTGGACGCCTGGAAGAAATTGGTAAACTGTACCTGTTTGAACCCAACGACACAATCACACGCAACCAAATCACTAACAGTGTGAACAGTCTCATGATTGACTTGGTGGCCAAACGTGCCTTGTATGATTATCTGGTTGTTTGTGACTTGAGCAATAACACTCCTGCACGTATTGACCGCAGTGAATTGTGGGTAGACGTTGCTATTGAGCCAGTAAAAGCCGTGGAATTCATCTATATCCCATTGCGTATCAAGAACACTGGGGCAATTGCTGCCGGACAATAATGGAACAGGGGCCTGATTTTTCAGGCCTCGTTCTAGGTAAATAAACATATAGGAGATAACAAATGGCAAGCGCATCACTAAACAGAATGACAGTACCACTAGCAAGCGATCAATCCGCAAGCGCACAGGGCCTGTTGATGCCCAAACTCAAATACAGATTTAGAGTATTGTTTCAAAATTTTGGTGTGACCAATAGCACAACAGAAATGACCAAACAAGTTGTCAGCGTGGCGAGACCCAATCTAACATTTGAAGAAATTGCATTACCGATCTATAATTCAACGCTGAAGTTGGCTGGACGTCACACCTGGGCAGACATTGCATGTTCAGTGCGTGATGATGCATCAGGCAGTGTCATGACTCTGGTTGGCGAGCAAATGCAGAAACAACTGGACTTCTTGGAACAAGCGTCGGCCGCAGCTGGTATTGACTACAAGTTTATGACCACAATTCAAATTCTTGACGGTGGCAACGGTGCAGACACTCCCACAGTTCTTGAAAACTGGGAACTGTATGGTTGCTACTTGAAGGGCGCTGACTACGGTGAACTCAACTATGGTACCAACGAAGGTGTCACAATCAATTTGAACATTGCTTATGACAATGCCGCACAGACCAAGACCAGTGTGAACGATGGTGGTATCGGTGCTATTGCTACAGGACTTGGACGTACCATCGGTGGCGCAGTAACAGGTGTTGGCCTAGGCGCCTAAGGGCAGGGCAATGCCAACATTTGGTCAACAATTCTGGCAAGGGTTTACTGAAGTCAACAGCTTGCGTGATTACACTCACGCAAGCAAGGTGTTTACCCCCAACTCATTTGAACTCAAACCTCGGTACAAGTTTCTTTTCCACGTTAGTTTCACTCTTAACTTTGCAGGTGTTCCTGGCTTGGCCAGTTACCTTGGAGTAAACGGTAATGCATCATTGAGTTACGTGGTCAAGACTGTGGACCTACCCAAGTTCACAATCGCCAACGAAACTCTAAATCAATACAATCGCAAACGTGTGGTACAGACCAAGATCAACTATGATCCGGTGACTGTGGTATTTCACGATGATGCCGGGGACAATGTTCGTAAAATGTGGTATGCCTACTACAACTACTACTACAAAGATGCCAGTCAAAGTTACAATGAAGTATTGGAAAATGGCAACAACGGCAGCCTTGGTGAAAGCGCCAACAAGGTCACAGGATTTGGATACAATATTCGTGACATCTATGCCAACGAGCGTGTGGGCAATGTGAACGACTGGGGTTACATTGGCGAAGCCTACAATGACGGAACTTCAGGTCCTTCGGGCAAGGCTCCGTTCTTTCTTGACATTCAGATTACCGGCATGGATCAACACAAGACAGCAACTTATGTGCTGGTCAATCCACTAATCACCAATTACTCACACGATCAGTATTCCTATGCAGAAGGTGCCGGCACCATGCAAAACACCATGACCATTGCTTATGAAACGGTGAAATACTATGCAGGTGCTGTGGGCAAAGCAAGGCCTGATCAGAATATCAAAGGTTTTGCAGATCCAAGTCATTACGATCAAACACTGAGTCCAATTAGTCGACCAGGCAGTCGTGCCAACTTCATGGG